ATGAAAAAGCCCGACTCGTCGGGGACGATCTATCTAGAAGGCAAGAAAGAGATGAAGTCGAGAGGGCTAGCGTCTCCTGACGCGGCTGACGCGCTGGCAGTGACGTTCGCGTTTCCGGTAGCTGCCCGTGAGTCGAGCTACGAACGGGCGGCACGGTCAACCTCGCGAGGGTACCAGCAGACGACAGTAGCAACTGGATGGATGGGGCACTAAGATGGCAACGAAGAAAAGTGTGTCGTTAAGTGTAGGCCGGGGCGAGAAGCTGCCGGTCAGTAAAGGCGCTGGCTTGACTGCCAAGGGGCGGGAGAAGTACAACCGCGAGACAGGCAGCAACTTGAAGGCACCGGCACCGAGTCCGAAGACGAAAGCAGACGAGGGTAGGAAAAAGTCGTTCTGCGCCAGAATGGGGGCTGTCGCGGCCAACGCTAAAGACGGCGAACGAGCGAAAGCAGCTTTAAAAAGGTGGAAATGCTAATGGCTACTAAACCAGGATTGTACGCAAACATTCACGCCAAACAGGCACGTATTAAGGCTGGCTCTGGTGAAAAGATGAGGAAGCCCGGCTCGGCAGGCGCGCCAACCGCGAAAGACTTTAAGCAGTCTGCTAAGACGGCTAAAAAGGGGAAGTAAGATGCCGTTAGTGAAAAGCGCGAGCAAAGAAGCCTTTCGTAAAAACGTCAAGGCCGAGGTACAATCTGGCAAGCCTGTGAAACAGGCCGTGGCCATCGCCTACGCGACCAAACGTGCCGCCGCCAAACCTGCGAAAAAGATGAAGTAATGGAACTATCGCCCGACGAACAAGCGGTGATCGACTATCATAGGTCGAACCTATACCAAGGCCGGGGGATGAAGAACCCGGACGGGTCGATCACGACGTTCAGAGGGTCGGTTGTAGGCGCCGACGGTGGCCACATGATCTTGCCGACCTACTGGCATGGGCAGGTCAGAGATATTCCCCAAGCCATGCGTTTTGCCATAAAATCCGGCATAAAGTTTCCTCGTTATTCGACCGTTGATGAAGCGTTGGCTGCTGAACAGCGCCTGCATGGCATTATGGAGCAGGATTTGCGTGACTATAACGCGCGACCACAACCAAAGACGAAATAAATGGACTACACCGGCATAAATTCCGCTGCTAAAGTTGCTGCGATCGGCGGTAACCCACCCACTAAAAAGGGTGATGAGAGCGACAGCGACACGCTGGCAACCATGCGGACTCGTCTGCAAATGACGCTCTCCGCGCTGTCTGAGTCCCGTGAAGATGAACTAGATGACCTGCGCTTCTACGCAGGCTCGCCAGACAACCACTGGCAGTGGCCAGCCGACGTCTTGGCTACACGCGGTGCGGTGCAAGGGCAGACGATCAACGCCCGCCCTTGCTTGACTATTAACAAGCTGCCCCAGCATGTCCGACAAGTCACGAACGACCAAAGACAAAACCGTCCGAGCGGCAAAGTTATACCCGCTGACGACAACGCCGACCCCGAAGTCGCCGAAATCTACAACGGCATGGTCAGGCACATCGAGTACATCTCTGACGCCGACGTTGCCTACGACACCGCCTGCGAGAACCAAGTAGCTTACGGTGAAGGCTACATCCGCATCATTACCGAGTACTGCGACGACAACACCTTCGATCAAGACATCAAGATCATGCGGGTGCGGAACTCGTTTTCGGTCTACATGGATCCAACCATTCAAGACCCCTGCGGTGCAGACGCTAAGTGGTGTTTTGTAACGGAAGACTTGCAGCGCGAAGAATACGAGCGCCTGTTCCCTGACGCGTCGCCTATTTCTAGCCTGCAAACGCTGGGTATTGGCGACCAGTCGATTAGCATCTGGATCAATGAAGACACGGTGCGTATTGCCGAGTATTACTACATTGAATACGAAAAAGCGACACTGCATCTGTACCCTGGCAACATCACGGCTTTTGAGGGTTCGCCCGAAGCCAAGCAATTGAAGATGATGGGCGTCAAACCTGTGCGCAGCCGTCAAGTGGACGCCAAACGAGTCAAGTGGTGCAAGACCAACGGCTACGAGTTTTTGGAAAAAAGCGACTGGGCAGGCGACTACATACCGGTTGTGCGCGTGGTTGGCAACGAATTTGAGGTTGATGGCAAGCTGTACGTGTCTGGATTGGTTAGAAATGCCAAGGATGCGCAGCGGATGTACAACTATTGGACGTCACAAGAGGCAGAAATGCTTGCTTTGGCACCAAAAGCGCCATTTATTGGCTACGGCGGCCAGTTTGAAGGCTACGAAATGCAGTGGAAGACGGCCAACACGCAAAATTGGCCGTATTTGGAGGTCAATCCGGACGTAACGGACGGAAATGGTGCAGTGCTTCCGCTACCACAGCGCGCGCCGCCTCCACTGCCACAAACTGGCCTGATTCAGGCCAAAATGGGTGCCTCAGACGACATCAAGTCGACCACAGGGCAGTATGACACCAGCTTGGGAGCCACTTCTAATGAGCGTTCGGGCAAGGCGATTATGGCGCGCGAGCGTCAGTCTGATACTGGCACTTATCATTACGTCGATAATCTGGCGCGGGCTATCCGGCATGTCACTCGTCAGCTGGTTGGCCTGATACCGAAGATTTACGACACCCAGCGTGTGGCTCGCATCATCGGTCTGGACGGCGACACCGAGATGGTCAAGCTCGACCCGACTCAAGCAGAGCCGGTCAAAGAAATCAGAGACGAGAACAATATCGTCATTGATAAGATCTACAACCCCGGCGTGGGTAGGTACGACGTGGTGGTCACCACCGGCCCGTCCTACATGACCAAGCGTCAGGAGGCACTGGATGCAATGGGCATGATTTTGCAATCCAACCCGCAGCTCTGGCAAGTGGCTGGTGATCTGTTCATCAAGAACATGGACTGGCCAGGCGCGCAGGAGATGGCCAAACGGTTTGAGAAGATCATCGATCCGAAGATTATGGCCGAGTCGGACGAATCGCCCGAGATGCAGCAGGCCAAGCAGCAGATGGAAGCAATGGCGCAGGAGCTGGATCAGCTGCACCAGATGTTGCAAAATGTCGGCAAGTCGGTCGAGGTGCAGGACTTGGATCGCAAGGCATTCGAGGCCGAGATCAAGGCGTATCAGGCCGAGACACAGCGTCTGACTGCTATATCTGGCGCCATGAACCCAGAGCAGGTGCAAGAAGTCGTCATGCAAACGCTACGCGATGTCATGACTACCGGCGACTTGGTTATGGAGCAGCAAGGCCAACAGCTGATGGGCGACATGGGCATGCAGCAAGAAATGGGCGGAATGCCACAAGAAATGCAACAAATGCCGCCTGAAATAGGTATGATTCCACCTGAATCGGCTGAAATGCCGCCAGAAATGATGAATATGCCGCCCCAGGAGCCAATGGTATGAACGCCGCAGACTTTGTAGGTACGCTGTTTTTAGGCCGTGATGTGGCTCATTCAGTGCATCTGAACACCCGCAGTTACGCCAAACACAAGGCGCTGCAAAAGTTCTACGACAATATTGTTGATCTGGCAGACAAGTTTGCTGAAGCCTACCAAGGCAAGTACGGCCTGATCGGCCCTATTTCGCTGCAGTCTGCAAAGAAGCAGGGCAACATCGTTGAGTTTTTAGAAGGTCAGCTAGACGAAATACATTCTGTGCGCTACAAGGTCGTTGATAAGGACTGCACGGCAATCCACAACATTATTGATGAGATTGAAGCGCTGTACATGTCAACGCTCTATAAACTGAAATTTTTGGCATGAGTACAACTTACGTATCGCAAACTCAGTACGGCAAAAATGAAGATTTTACGCTTCAGATTGCTCGCGGCCAAATACAAGGACATAAGTCGCTGTTTAAGTTTGGCAATAACTCAGACATTAACGGCTCACTTGAGACAGTTTGGTCACACGGCGGTCTGTACGTTTACCCAACGTCAGCCATTCAGATGAAAGTATCTTCGTCTAGCTCTGATGATACTGCGCTGGGTACAGGTGCTCGGACGGTGTCTGTGCAGGGTCTGGATCAAGACTACAATGAAGTATCAGAAACTGTTACTTTAGCCGGGCAAACCGCCGTACTTACCAACATCACTTTTATCCGAGTATTCCGCGTTTTTGTCATTACTGCGGGGTCTACCAACACTGCGCAAGGCAATATCTATGTTGGTACGGGCACAGTAACTGCGGGCGTTCCAGCAACCGTCTATGCTGAGATTCCTGTAGGGGAAAACCAGACGCTAATGGCGATATGGACAGTACCGGCGGGGTACACGCTGTACATTTACCGGGGCACCTTTAGCGCAGCGTCAAATAACGCCGCTCAGTATATTTTGGGTAAGTTTATGATCCGCCCTTTTGGTGGCGTATTTCGTAATGCTGCCGATGTCACAGCAAATAGTAATGTAATACCTTACGACTTTGAAATTCCTTTAGCGGTACCGGAAAAGTCTGACATTGAAGCACGGGCAATCGCACTGTCGGGGACAAATTTCTATTCGACCGCCTCGTTTGAAGGTGTATACATTAAAAACACAACGGACTAATTATGGCAAATTACACCTATATCACGGCTTCGGCCAACATTAAACCCGCCGCAGGCAAGCTAAAGGGTATTTTTGTCAGCGCTGCCTCCAGCACACCGACAATTACTGTGTACGACTCCGCTGCAGCAACGACAACAACCACCATTTTAGGCACGTTTACACCTGTTGGAGCAACGTCATATCTGTTGCCGCTTGATGGTGCGTATGCTAAAAATGGTCTTTATGTTGTTATCAGTGGTACAGTAAACGCAACAGTTATTTACGAGTAAATCGAAATACCGTACTGACGCGGTACGTCAGGGATTCTTTAGGAATCGACAATGTCTGATGAAGTACAAAACGAGTTAGCGGAAGTACCCGCGCCAGAACAGGCACCGACGGCAGAGCCTGTAGCTGAAGAAACACATGCGCCGGAGAATGATGAGTCAAAGCCAGCTAAAGTCTTCACACAAGAAGAACTAGACGCTGCCATTGGCAAAAGGCTTGCAAGAGAACAGCGTAAGTGGGAAAGAGAACAGGCACGTCGAGCGCAAGAAGCGCCTGCCGTATCTGCCGAACTTCCACCGGTCGAGAATTTTAATTCTGTTGATGAGTACGCCGATGCACTGGCGGTACGAAAAGCAGAGGAATTGCTCGCCAAACGTGAAGCTGATCGCGAACGAATGGATTTTCTTGAGGCGTATCACGACAGAGAAGAAGACGCGCGGAATAAGTATGATGACTTTGAACAAGTTGCGTACAACCCCAAGCTGCCAATCTCTAACGCGATGGCTGAGACGATTCAAGCGTCGGATATTGGCCCTGATATTGCGTATTACTTGGGTTCAAATCCGAAAGAAGCCGCACGTATAGCCGCACTGAATTCGCCTATTTTGCAGGCCAAAGAGATCGGTAAACTGGAAGCAAAAATTACTTCCGAGCCGGTTTTGAAACGAACAACGAGTGCCCCACCGCCCATCGCGCCAATTTCTGGCCGTGGCTCTGGTACACCGTCTTACGATACGACCGACCCTCGTGCAATCAAAAACATGAGTACGTCTGAGTGGATTGAGGCGGATCGCCAGCGTCAGATGAAGAAGTGGGAAGCACAACGTAACCGCTAACTTTTTTAGGAAATAAATATCATGGCAAACTCGATTCTTACCATCGACATGATCACACGCAAAGCGTTGGAGATCCTTGAAAACAACCTAGTTTTGACCCGTAACGTTAACCGTCAGTACGACGACTCTTTCGCTGTTGAAGGCGCTAAAATTGGTTCCACACTGCGTATCCGTCTGCCGGATCGCGCTCTGGTAACCGACGGTGCCGCCCTGCAAGTTCAGGACGACAACGAGCAGTTCACCACCCTGACTGTTGCTTCCCAGAAGCACATCGGCGTGAACTTTACTTCCGCCGAACTCACCATGCAGTTGGATGACTTCGCAGAGCGAGTTCTGAAGCCTCGTATTTCTCAGCTCGCATCGTCGATCGACGCTGACGTCGCTAACTCGTACAAAGCCATCGGTAACTCGGTTGGCACCCCAGGCACCACCCCATCGACTTCGCTCGTTCTGCTGCAAGCTCAGCAGAAGCTGAACGAAAACGCTGCTGTGATGTCGCCACGCTACGCAACTGTTAACCCAGCTGCTAACGCTGGTCTGGTTGAAGGCATGAAAGGTCTGTTTAACCCAACCGACACTATCAGCCGTCAGTTCAAGAACGGCATGATGGGCACCGGCGTGTTGGGCTTCGACGAAGTCAACATGTCTCAGTCGATCAAGCAGCACACCAACGGCGACTGGGGCACTGCCATCACCGTGACTTCGACTGTTACCACCGAAGGTCAGAACACCCTGCCAATCAGCTTCACTGGCTCGTCCAAGACATGGAATGTCGGCGACGTGTTCACCATCGCTGGCGTTAACGCTGTCAACCCACAAACCCGTGAGTCCACTGGTTCGCTGCAGCAGTTCACCGTGACCGCTGTTGCTACCGGTTCGTCGACTGCAACACTGACCATTTTCCCAGCTCTGTATTCGGCAAGCCAGGCTCTGGCTACCGTGACTTCGCTGCCAGCTTCTGGCGCCGTGGTCACCATGCTGGGTGCTGCTACTGGCCAGTACGCACAGAACCTCGTGTACCACAAAGATGCGATCACTTTCGCGACCGCTGACTTGCTGCTGCCACAAGGCGTTGACATGGCTTCCCGCCAAGTCCATAACGGCATCTCGATGCGCGTTGTTCGTCAGTACGACATCAACAACGACCGTCTGCCTTGCCGTATCGACGTTCTGTACGGCTACAGCACAATCCGTCCGCAAATGGCTTGCCGCGTCTGGGGCTAAGCACTGGTGGGGGCTTCGGCCCCCATTAACGACACTCTTTTTAAAGGAAATTTATCATGGCAATTCCTAATGGCGCTGGTGGCTACCAGCTTGGTGATGGCAATCTCAACGAAGCCGTTTTGTCTGTTCAAAGCGCTCCTACCGCTCTGACAGCAGCTGCTACAGTAACCGCTGCACAACTGTCAAACGGCCTGTTTACTTTTAACGGCACCGCAGGCAATCT